CATATCTAATATCTCAGACAGTAAATAATACAAATTACAATTTATTCAGATTTCATACTATCAGTGATGGTAATACTGCAAATTATGAAATTAAAGTTGCAATTTCTAATATTAAAGCTGCAGGTACTGTTCCAGGATCGACATACGGTTCATTTACAGTAGCTGTAAGAAGTGTAGATCAAACTTATTTAAAATCTGTTGGGTCTCCATACGACGCAGTTGATACTGACGTTCGTCCAAATTTCTTAGAAGTATTTGATAATGTAAATTTAGATCCTAACTCTGCTAGATATATTGCTAGAGTAATTGGAGATAGATATAGAACATTTACAAATGGTAAAGTTGTTTTGTTTGGTGATTATGCTAACAAATCTAAATATATTTATGTTGAAATGGATTCAGACGTAGCTAAAGCTGCAATATCTGAAGAGTTAGTACCATTTGGACATGCTGCGTTAATTAGCCCATTACCTTCATCTTACACTGCTCCATTCTCTGCTTCTTTAGTAGTATCTCAGTCAATAGCTGGTATATACAATAAAAGAGTGCATTTTGGATTTAATTATGATTTAGGTAACACTGATAACATCAATTACTTAAAACCACTTCCTGCATCAGCAGATCAGTCAGTAGGTAATAATGCTGTATTCTTATTATCAAACTTAACTCAAAATGCCGCTGCAAATTATCCAACCACTGCAACTGCATATTCAGGATCAATTAACTTATCTACTAATACCTCAGTTGAAACTCGTAAATTCGTAGTACCTTTCCAAGGTGGTTTCGACGGAGTTCAACCAAATAGAAGATCTTTATCAGGAGCAGAAATTGTAGCTTCTAATACTCAAGGATTTGATTTAAATGGATTGTCTGGTAAAGATTATTCAGTTTATACTAATGCTATTGATGCAGTATCTAATCCAGATGAATTAGATATTAATATGTTAGTTCTTCCAGGTGTTATTCAAACATTGCATCCAGCAGTTATTGACTATGCAGCTAATATGTGTTTAGACAGAGGAGATACTTTCTTGGTATTTGACTGTGTTGGATTAACAGATAATATTGCAACAGCAGTAGGTGCAGTTCAAACAATTGATAATAATTACGCTGCAACTTACTACCCATGGGTAAAAATATTAGATGCAGGTATTAACAAACCAGTTTGGGTTCCTCCGACAGTTGTTATTCCAGGTGTTTTATCTTTCAATGATAAAGTAGCTGCAGAATGGTATGCACCAGCAGGTTTAAATAGAGGTGGATTATCAACAGTAATCGACGCATACTCTAGATTGACTCACGCTGAAAGAGATGAATTGTATGAAGGTAGAATTAACCCAATTGCAACATTCCCTGCTCAAGGTGTATGTGTATGGGGTCAGAAAACTCTTCAAGCTAAACCATCAGCTCTAGACAGAATCAACGTAAGAAGATTGTTAATTGCTGTTAAGAAATTTATTGCGTCTGCAACAAAGTATTTGGTTTTCGAAAACAATACAGCTGCAACTCGTAACCGTTTCTTAAATATTTGTAATCCATATTTAGAGTCAGTTCAACAAAGACAAGGTCTTTATGGATTTAAAGTTATTATGGATGAAACAAATAACACTCCAGACATCATTGATAGAAATATTATGTATGGTCAAATTTATTTACAACCTGCGAAAACCGCTGAGTTTATTATAATTGACTTTAACATTTTACCTACCGGTGCTGCCTTCCCAGGAGCATAATAATTAATAAAGAATCAAGGGGCTATAATATAGTCCCTTTTCTTTTGTTTTTTCGATACTTCGATATTTATTATAAATCGAAAGGTAATGTTTTTTTCAAAACAAAGATATTTATTTAAAATAATAAAATAACAAACAATACAATGGCTGAATTATTAGACCCAACGGAAATCATGTTTACTGCTTTTGAACCAAAAGTGGCTAACCGTTTTATCATGTATATTGAAGGTATTCCTGCTTACCTAATAAAAGCAGCTAACAGACCTGGAATCACTTTCGGAGACGTAGTATTAGATCATATCAACGTTGAGAGAAAACTAAAAGGAAAAGGAAGATGGAATGATGTTTCTATCACTCTTTATGATCCTGTAGTTCCTTCTGCATCTCAAGCAGTAATGGAATGGATTCGTTTAGGAAAAGAATCTGTAACAGGTAGAGATGGTTACTCTGACTTTTATAAGAAAGACATTACTTTCAATGCTTTAGGACCAGTAGGTGATAAAGTTGAAGAATGGACGCTAAAAGGAGCTTATATTGGAGACGCTAACTTTGGTGACTTTGATTGGTCGACAGAAGACGCTATTAACATTACATTAACTTTGAAATACGATTACGCAATACTTCAATTCTAATTAAAAAATATATTGAAAAAGATTTGGTACTTTGAAATTAATTACTTATCTTTATATATAGAAAATAAATTATGACAAAGACAATATTAAAACAAATAATTAGAGAGGAAGTTCGTAAAGCGTTGAATGAAGACCCTCAAACTTCAGTAATGCGTTCACACCCAGGAATGGTTGAAGAAATCATTGAAATGCTTAAGCATATTGATGTAGACGGAGAGACAATGAAATACATTCTAGATAAAGTAGGAATGACTGAACAAATGCAACATCAATTGACGCCAGGCGGAATTAGATAATAATAAATGATAATAAACTAAAGCTCCTAGAAATAGGGGCTTTTTTTATGATTAGATATTTATTATAAATTAAATACAATGACACCAGATCAATTCAAACAACTTTTAAAAGAATTTGCTCCACAAAAGCAACTTCAAGAAGCTGACGTAATTCCTGTCGGTCCGGACGGTAATGAAATCACAGATAAAAGAGTCATAGCCAACTTGAACCTAGCAGTAAAGGCAGTAGATTCGAGCCTACGGCCTAAGTTAATACAGATTCTTGAAGACCCGGATGCAGCTAAATCTTTAAAAAACCCAGCACAAAGAGCAGCGTTAGTTGGAGCTATTGCAATTGCCTTCGGAATGTCAGAAAAAGAATTTTCTCAAATAGTAGGAAAGATTAAAGGAATGTTAAAACCAGTTGCAACGACTACAAATGATCAAGCTTAAACCTATAGCAGAACAAGTACTTCAAGAAGCCGAAGAACAAATTACATGGGGTGAAGTTTCTAAATTACTAAATGCAATTAAAGGAAAGCAAAACAAAGCTGAAGCAGGCGCTATTTTAAAAAAAGCAGGTAAATTTGGAGCTTCACTTCTTCCTGGATTATCAATTATATCTACTGCTATTGAAACATTTGAGAATTTATCAGATATTAAAGATGTAGCCAAAGCTTTATTGTCAATAGGTAAATCAGTGTCTAATGACGGTCTAAAAAATCCTAAATCTTCAGAGTTTAAAAACTTAACAGGTCCATTCTGGGATGCATTAAAATTATCTCCAGAAGTATCTACATTATTAGATGATAAAGTAGAAGCTATGTTCATCAATCAAGTTATTGTACCTGAGTTATCTAAACCAGGAAATGAAAACCAGGCAGTTCCGAACATGGATGAAGAGTTAGGTAAATGGTTAAACGGTTCAGGATTAGAAGATAAAGCTGATATTCACTTTACAGGAAAATCAGGAAACCTTTAAAAAAACCAAAAAATTTAAAGATTACATATTTATATTAAATAAAAACTTATATTAGTTATGGCACAAGTTAATGACAACTACCCAAAGTCGAATAACGCTGAACTTACTGATGCTCAATTAAAAGATTTAGCATTAACAAATTTAGCTCGGCAAGAAGTAAAAGCTTCTAATTTTCCAACTGAAATAATTTCATTACCATCTAAAGGATTAGTATATCCTGAAGGTAACCCTTTGCAAGAAGGAACTATAGAAATGAAATATATGACAGCGCGAGAAGAAGATATTCTTACTTCACAAAATTTAATTAAACAAGGAATTGTATTAGATAAACTAATGCAGTCAATGATTGTATCTCCTATTAGATATGAAGATTTAGTAATAGGCGATAAAAATGCAATAATGATATCTTCTCGTATTTTAGGATATGGAAAAGATTATCAAGTAGAAGTTGCATGCCCAAATTGTCAAGAAAAAAATAAAATTAATATTGATTTAACTCAATTACCTGAAACTAATATTCCAGAAAATGCTGTAATGGTAGCTCCGGGAATATTTGAATTTATATTACCGCAATCTAAACGAGTAATACATTTTAGATTATTGACAACTGGAGATGATAAAAGAATTAGTAAAGAAATTGAGCTAGCTAAAAAAGCAAGTAAAA